CTAATCCACCCAGTCTATTTGCTAATCCAAGACCGCCACCAATTCCTAGGGCAGAACCGAGACCCCCAAATAATCCCCCTGCTGCCGTTTCTAAAAGTCCGGGAGACCGTGGAAAGTATGCATTCTCAAACTGTGGCTCTAGCCCCATTCCTAGAAGGCTTCTGTAATGACCTTGTTGTTGTTGTCCATACTGAGCCTGTAATGCTGCAAGATCTGTAGAAAGTCCGGCTCCTGCTTGCCCTAGCTGGGATGCAAAGGCAGGGGAACTAAGAGCGCCTCCTCCAGATGACCCCATAGATGTAAATCTTTCAGCCAGTCCTGGAATCGTCTGTTGATTAAATTGGTCAGTTGCCTGTTGTCGTATAGGTTCAAAGCCCTGTGTGGGATTCTGTAGTCCTTGAGAGCCGAGTTGTTGTAGTAGTTGGAATAAACTTTGTTGCTGTGGTGTGAATCTCTGAAACTGTTCAGTTCTTCCAGGTGTTCCCAGTAGGAAATCGTACCATGCCATTTCTATCTCCCTTGAATTTAAGATCTAAGTTCACGCCTAGACTAAATCTACTTGGGAAGTTTTTCCAGAACTAGTTCTTTAGGTACTGTAGAGTTACCACACTTGTAGAGAAAGTTACACCACTAGCATTGTTTATAACTACATTAGTTGCATTGACGCGTAACTCGATGTTATTGCCAGCAGCTCCTGCAAATGGCAACGGATAGTAATCACTCGTTCCGGGATTTGATGCAGCTCCTTGTATCCGCGTGAAACTCCATGTGGAACCAATTGTTAGGCCATGTGCTACAGTGGTTACACCAGCTCCTAGAGCTCCGGTATTAATAACCTTTCGGAACTCAGGACGGAGTTGTAGTGGATCGGAAGATGCCGGGTTAAAGAATAGTTGACCAGTAACAAACTCTTCAAGAATGTAATAACCAGAATCCTTTGTGTTAAGGACTACAGCTATATTATTAACTTGTTGATAAAGACGAACTAAGAGTTCCTTAAATTCTGGACTTTTAACGTCGACATCATACAGTTGACCCACATCAAAGACGGCAGTAGTTGCTATATAACTACCAGTATTTATCTGCTGATCGCTTATATAGGCCATATTAGTCTCCTATTGGAATCTTGATGATGTTGGTTGAGCGTAGATACATACAGCATGTAATTGGAAACCTGAGTCTCGAACATTAACATTTCGCATTTGTTCATCATTCATGGTCAATTGTAACTGAATGAATTCACCATCAGCCTGAAAGAAAACGGGATGCCATAATCTTTGAGCAGTTTCCTCAAAAGGTATGGGAGAAGCTGTGCCATTTGCAGCCGTATACGGGAAAGTATCTAGCGTTCCGGTTCCAACAAGAGTTCGAGTTCCGGCACTGTCTTGCAGTAAAGGAGTCAAAGCACTTGAAACGTAAAAATCCACTTGAATCTGTCCATCAGCAGTACTATCAACTAAGAAATCAACTTTAGGTATATAGGCATTGCGCCCTTGTTTGGCATAGAAGTTATATTCCTTAGTCGTGACATTTATGTTACTTACCCTAGAAATAACACCCCCTCCCGAATAAGTTCCAGAAATAATATTGCTTGCATCGTCTTGGTATATGAAAGTGAAAGTATTAGGAGTTATTGGGTTGATAACCTGGAAAATCATGTTATTCAGAAGTGTTATATTGCCACTACCAGTAACCCCAGAAATATACACGTAATCCTCCAGGCGAAGATTATGATCAATTATAGTAACGGTTATGGTGTTCAGAACATTAGTTATATTGGTAATCTGTAGCACAGAAGCGTTGGTAGTTAATCCCGGTTCGATTATGAACGTATATCCTTCTTGATTTCCCGCTATAACTGAACGGAATCTAGATTGTAATTCACCACTATTCCATGAAATATCATCATCCCATGTTACTGTTAACGAATCCCACGTAACCGAATCTTGAGGTTGGTAGTATCCAAATGCTGTTATGGAATCATCATTGAATGCCCATGATCCAGTCTTATAGTTATATACCAGAACTCTATTGGGATATGGCTGTGCGGAACTTGTCTGATCATCGGGAAAGGTCCAATAGACCATTTCAACAAAGTAATCGCGTATACCATAGACTCTGAATACACCCTGATCAACATTGTGTATATCAAAAACTGCATCTGGGATCTTGCTATCTATGCGTTCAACGTTAGATCCGTTACATGCATGTATTCCCAGATTTCCAACACCAATACACACTTTATCGAAAGGCACTATAGAAAAGGTTGATTCAGCACCAAGTTCCGTATTTATCTGCTGCCAGATGAATGGATATGCTTGGTTTCCTGTGTATACCAATTCCCATGTTGAACTATCAAAGAATACTATCAGGCGATCTTTAACGAATTCCACGGTAACAATCGCTTCAGTTGTAGGACAATCTATAGCATTGCCTTTTCCTGGTATATCTTGTCTCCATGCATCAGATGCTAGAGGAGAACCAACTTGAGAATATCGACATCTGTTTTGATAGTTATTAGCACCCCCTGTATTAGGGCCTTCCCAGGTGTTAAAGACTACAAGTCTATTCTTAAAAGGGACTATAATTCGAGCGCTTATGAGAAAATTTGGTGTGGCATCTATTTGTGGTTCAAAATTGTCCCAGTTAGTACCATCGTAGAACCGCATGAAGTTTGGTTCTGTTTGGTTAAAGTTGGTTACAAAAAATATCTTATTAAATGCATTTGCGCCGGTCCATGTAGTTCCCCAGAAGAACTGAGAATTGTTCCCCGTCCATATTGAAGCACCCGGTGTAACTTCCCCCGTTATTCTTTGCCACCCAGTTGTGTATTGATAAGAAAATTGAGTATCGAACCCAATAATCATATCTTGACCTATAGTCCCCTGTTCATAAGTAAGAAGTCCCATAACGGGTAGCGATGGATAATAATATATCGGAGTTGTGCCACCTAATCCCGTTCCCGACAACACAAAAGCTCCTGTAGTTGTATTGTACGTTCCCGTTCCAACTCCAGTATGCAGCATTGCTGCAGGGGTTCCCGTTTGATATACAGTGAATAATTGATCTCCGGCAGAAAACATCTGTCCTATCCTACCTATTACTACTGCTCCGGGTATAACAGTCGGAGTATCTATAGTTCCTACCTGAATCCTAAACCGAGATAATAATTGGCTGTTAGCTAGCCATCTTGATCCAAATCGTTTTCTAACACGGCCTCTGAATACATAGGCATTATCTAATTCAGCGAAAGCCTCATCAGCAATGGCATACGGCTTGAGATCAGTCTGTAAACTAGAATCACCGCTCGTGTACCCAATTAAAAAACGATCCATAGGCTCATACCCCTATAGCAAGATATTGGAAAGCAATAGCTGACTGACCAGAACTACTTCTAGGAGAACCAAAAACCGTAAAAGAAGTCCATGGAGTCACAAAATTATTAAGACGAACGAATCCATTGGGACTATCTCCAGTATTGGTGTAAGCAGTCGTTATCTGTATGGAGAATATGGTAGTAAATGCCGGTATATTCGCGCCCGTTGGAAATGTTATTGTAGTGGGTCCGGCAGGCGATGCAACAGTATTTCCAGTTCCCCATTTCAGTAGTAATCCAGATGGAATTCTGCTCCATCCTGTTGCAGCAAGAATAGCTGAAGTAAACTCGACAACAGTACCATTACTTTGTCTTTCCCAAGCCATTTCTGGAACAGCTGTTAAAGCACTCGTCTGAGAAAACAAGGCAATTTCACCGCCAGCAGTAGTTGGAGGAGAGGCTTGGACTGGCATAGTGACTTGATTGTGTTTTCCTTGGTTTGGGTCATTGTAATCAACATGATCAACTGAAAATGCGGTATCTATGACACTGAAATTTTGGTTTATAGGAACCCGAGTTACCCCCAAAGATTGTCCAGTTAAGGGAACATTATTTAAAGCCATGACATCTCCTTAGAAATTACCACCAAAGTTACCCCAACCACTACCAAGACCACCATTAACATTCTCGGTATATATAGTTCCAACTCTATCATTCGTATTCTGTACAATAGTTCTACGTAACACAAGTCTTTGTTGCTTATCAAATTCTGGTTGGATCATCTGAACCGATTCCATATCCATACGATCTTCAAATATTTTCTTTGCTGCTCCGTAGGCTATATATTGCCAATATTCTTTCAGAGCAGGCTCTGAAGTAGTATCCATGAGATAAACAGGACTCTTATATACTTCAAAATTTATGCGGTACGGCTGATCAGGAACGGGTCGTAGATAAAATGTATTGTTGTGATATAGAAGAGCCTGAGGCAGAGAAACAACGAGAGGAACTGTCTGTGCATTTATCGTGGCTCCCGCTGCTGGTGCAGCAGCAAAGGTTATATTGTATACTCCGGTAACATAGTTGATGGTATTGGTAGATATGACATCAGCAGTTGTTGGCGGTATAGCAGGTTGTGTTCCTGGGACATACAGATTACCAATAACTGAAGAATTACCCGTAACAGGATCTATCAGAGGAACGTCTACCAAGGCAATACCTGCACCGTTCGTTCCTATAGAACTGAATAGCACTTCTCCCTGTAGAATTACGGCCCCTTGATTCTGTATATTGGGATTTGAATTGGGAATGTTAGATATGGGAAGAGTTCCAGTGAAATTGGTCTTTACGCCGTTCCCTGTCTGACTAATAGCCTGTATATAATTTATATTTGGGTATATCCCAAAGAATTCTTCTCTGCTTTGACTGTAAAACGAATCATACCCAGCTATAAAAACAGGTTTGTGTACGGTTAAATATTTATTCTGAAAATCATATAGTGGATTTGTGGTTACACCAGAAAAGTTCAGTTGGTTCGTATAATATTTATCTTGAAATGGATTACAGATAAACGTGAACTGTTCTCTGAAGTTAAAGGTTCTAAGATGTTCGGGAAAATCATACACAACAAAAGTATTAATATAATTCTGTAGATCTTCATCTGTTATCTGACTGATAGAAGGAGATCGGGTAAGCCGACGAACCTTCGTCTGGATAGCTTTCAGAGTACTGGTAGGTGGGATTGCCATGATATCTCCTTAGTATGGTAGCACATTTTGGGTTGCCGCAATTAAAATAGCATTATCTTCACCAATTGGAACAACTTGAGAATCTTGCCACCCGGGATTAGGTGTCGGCAGCGCAAATGCATCAAAAGTAGTGGTATTTATATCTACAGTAAACGTCGTTGGACTTGGAATAGTAAGTATCGTGCCGGTTAATTGATTTGCCTGAATCATTCCACCTGTTGGTGGTATATCAAGGCGGATGATGGTCCCTACGATGTATTGATGTGCAAATGTGGTGGTTACCGTGGCTATAGGAGCATTTGTTATGTTAGCGATGACACGCATAGCTGGTTGATACACCGGGAAGGGATTTGCATATGAAGGGGCGTAGGGACACATACTTATACCTTTTCTACCGTAACGAGTGGAGAACCTTGAGGAGTTAAATCCTCAATATCTACAAACTCAAGACTTTGGAACCCGAATCGGCGTACCTTCTGTCCAATTTTGGCAACTACAATACCATTAGCGTCCTGAGCATGAGCATGTACGGGGTACCAGCCATTTTTATTGAGATGCTTCGCAACCCCAAGAGGCAGGGTATATGCTTCTCCGTCCCACAGGGTATATTTTTCTAATTGGTCGAACTTGTATTGCTTGTATACAAACTCCATACAGGCACCAGGAACTTCATAATACTTGAAGATACCTTTAACCATTTCTCGATCTTTATCATACATATGCCGTTGCTGGTCATCAGTTATTTTCTTCTTCTTAGTAGGCACTTTTTCCGTGTGTATAACTGTCATGTGCGATTGTTGCATGTCATTCCTTTTCTTTTAGTTTTTGGAGGGGGAGCGCTCCCCCTCCATGTCATTCGAGATTATAGACCGCCATACGTAGATTTACCAGCTGTCCAGTAAACAACATCTCCCGTCGGAGCATTGCCCGCTGACCACGCTATAGATCCAGAAGGACCGAGAATAGGAGTGGTTAGTTCAAGTCCATTGCCGCCATTACCCAAGATCATTCCCAGGAATCCAGTATTCACGGTAGAGTCAGCTAAAATACCACTGTTGGTATTAAAGATTTGTTGACCACCAATAACTGGAGTTTGAGCGACAGCAGAAGACAATGATGTCGCAGTATCTTCACCAAAAGGTGTAACTTCTGGGAATGAAGATGGCTGCTGAGCGATCGTAGGCCATGTAAATGCTGTGAAAGTGGTTGTATTAATATTAATGGTGAAATTGTAATCATCTACAACAGACACAACAATTGCCGGTTGGTAGAAGTTATTAGTATTACCATTAAGCTGAACCATTCCTGAAACGGCTGGAATATTGAAGCGTACTTCTTGACCAACAGTTAGACCGTGGGCGACTGAAGTACTTACTTGAGCATTCGACGCTTGAGTAATGTTCACAACATAACGACGACGCGGATAAAAGAGTGAAGAATTGCCGTTATAAACAATACGGTAGAATCCAGCACCTCCAATTGCTCCAGGAGCAGTTGCAAGAACGTTAGATGCTGTCAATAAGGTGAAGTGAGTGCTATCAGTAATAGTACCAACTACCATATCGATGCCATTAACATCATTTTGAGCAGTATTGCTTAAACGAACCACAGTTCCAACAGATACAGAAGTATCAGCTGTATGGGTAACAGCTGGTCTTGTTGCATTCGTTACAGCTGTTATT